CATAACCATGAAGAGAACCATGTATCAAGCACATCGTTGTCTTGCTTAATATTCTTGCTTCCGCAAACCGGACAAACTGTAGGATTTTCACGTTCTGCAGATTCCCAGCCGCAATCGGTGCATGTGAAAACCGGGATACGATGTCCCCACCAAAGTTGGCGAGAGATACACCAGTCACGAATATTTTCAAGCCAATGATTATAGGTCTTAACCCAGCGATCGGGATTGAATTTGATCTTGCCGCTATTCACAGCTTCGAGTGCAGGCTTGGCCAGCGGTTCCATCTTAACAAACCACTGTTCAGATAGACGCGGTTCAACAGGAACGTTTGCGCGTTCACTGTAGCCAACTTTATGAACATGTTCTTCAATTTTATCAAGCAAGCCAAGTTCCTCAAGATCTTTGACAATAGCCTTGCGACAAACATAACGATCCATACCCTTGTATTTTTCAGGGACGCTATCGTTCATGCTGGCATCTTCATTCATGATATTCAAGAATTCCAACTTGTGACGCAAACCAATTTCATAATCGTTCGGATCGTGAGCAGGAGTGATCTTTACTGCACCGGTACCAAATTCCATATCGACATAAGAATCTTCAACAATTGGTATTTCTCGATTAGCAAGAGGGAGTAAAATCGTTTTACCAACAAGATCTGCGTATCGCTTATCTTTGGGATTAACCGCAACGGCTGTATCGCCCAGCATGGTTTCAGGGCGGGTAGTCGCAATAACAAGGTATCTGTCTTTTTCGCCCTTCACCGGATATTTGAAGTACCATAAATTTCCGTTCTTTTCCTGATGGATCACTTCTTCGTCTGAGAGAGCAGGTGCATTGATTAAAAAAGGTTTTAAGGTTGGTTATATTGAGGAACTTAGTGTTTGTCATCTTGGTCCCACTGAACTTAGAAATCGTAGTATTAAAACTGATTATGTTTGGTAAATTTATTGGTTTAATTAATATTAAAAATGAAAAAAGTATTAATTACAATATGTTATCATATTGGAAAAAAATCTAAAAGATTTAGAAAATGGTATTATAAGAAATTTAATAATACTTATTTATGGGGAATTACTCATTTTTTAATAGATAAATTTAATATAATATGCGAAGGTAAATGTTCACTGACGGAAGAAGAATTTAATAAATTTTTAAACGATTTTAAATAATGAAAAAAGTATTGATAATTCCATCTAATATTAAGGCTGAAGCAATTTTGTATTACAGGGCTACACAACCTGCCACATTTTTGAATGCTAATAAATATGCTGATGTAAAATTTTTAACTAAATTTCCTAATGATAAAGGACGAATAGATTTATCTGCTTTTGCTTGGGCTGACACAATAATAACACAGCGTTTTTATTCTGACAATGATTTTTTAAAGTTTTTAAGAAAGGGATATGATTTATTTAAAGGTAAAAAGATTTATGAAACTGATGATTTGGTTTGGAATGTTCCTTATAAACCTATAAGGAAAGAGTATGAAAAAACAAAAGATTTTACAGAGAAATTAATTCAAGAAGCAGATATTATTACTTGTACTACAGAATATTTAAAACAAGAGATATTAAAGAAACGACAGCGATGTCGTGTAGATGTTATTCCTAATTCAGTTGATAATGGTATGTGGTTGTGGGAACGACCACATTATAGTAGAACTAGAATACTTTATGCTGCTGGTGGAACTCATTGGAAAGAGGTTACATTTATTAAGAAAATTATAAAACAAATAAAAAAGAAACATGATGTAGAAACTATTTTACTTTCTCCATATTTTAAAGAAAAGGAAGGTAAAATTTGGGACCATGTTTATAGCTTTGTTCCATTTAAGAATTTTCCAGAGTTTATGACACATATAGCTCCTGACATAGGATTAGCACCGATTGTTGATAAAACATCATTTAATTTATCTAAATCAAATATAAAATACCTTGATTTTTCAATGGCAGGTGCAGCGAGCGTTTTAGAGGATTGTGCTTGTTTTGATAATGTTGATAGTGCTATAAAAGTTAATGGAATTAAAGAATGGGTCGCAGGTATAGAAAAATTGTTGGATAAAAAGGTGAGGGATAAATTACTAAAAGATGCAAAAGAAGAAATTTGGAGAAAATTTGACATTCACAAAACTGTTAGTTTATGGCGGACAGCAATCAGAGAATAGCATTGGCATTAGGTTATTGCAAAAAGCAGAAAAGAATATTGTAATAAAATCACATATGTTTAAAATAAAAGGGATGTCCCCTGATGATATTGCTCAAGAATTAAGAATAAAAGTGTGGAATGTTAGAAATAAATACAAACCAAACAAAAGTTCAATGATTACTTTTGTCAATTTTGTAGTTAAAAATTGTTTAAAAGATTTGTTCAAATCAAGCCAAAGTAAAAAACAATTTCTTAATAAAGCGATTTCTCTTGAATTCTTTGGAAAGAAATAAATAAATTAAGTTCATATCTCAATATCTTATTAGAAATAGTAGGATATTTTTTGTTTTAGTATGTGGATAGAATGTGGATAAAATGGGGATAACAGAACATTTGAAATGAGATTCGTAAGAACATATGGATATAAATAGAATAAAATATATAATTATATTTTATCTGTTGTATTTTTGGGAAAAATCCTCATTTAAGGTCTGGCATCCTTGACCCTATTACCCCAATAAACAGGGGTGTCGGGGATTTTCCCATATAGTAAATTATGCCAAAAAATATGAATTCTAAAAATAGAACAGTAAAAATTGATAATGAAAAAATTACTCTTCCACAAGCATCTGGCGAAATGAAGTTTTGGCAGTTTATGGGTAAAGGACTTGACAAAAAAGAGGCATATATTAAATCTCATCCAAAGTGTAATCCCAAATGGGCTGCGACTTATGCTCTTAAACTTTATAAAAAAAAGAAATTTCAACCAATAAAAGATAGTTTGTGGAAACAATTTCAAAATGATGCTCAAGGCGCTTATGATATACAAAAAGATATTATGAATTCTGTGGCTAATAAACCAGAATTAAGGAATACTATCGCTGACAAATTACTTGATAGAGCTGGATTTAGCCCTGTAGCAAAGACAGCCCAATTAAAAATGGTCAAAAATTTAGATAATCCATTGCTTGAGAAATCTACTGAAGAGCTTCAAAGATTATCGGAAGAAACTACATTTCAATTAAAAATGGCACAGAAAGAAATTGCTAAATTAAATTCTGGCAAAAGTAATGTTATTGAGGGAGAAATAGAAAATGAATGATATTTTAGAACAAAGTGATGTTGAAAAAAAGATAACAGAGCTAAACAATAAGTTTGATAGATTAAAAAAAGAACAATTATCTGTTATTAAAGAGCAAATAAGGAGACGAGGATTAGTTGATTTGATTTTCTTAAGCGAAGAAATACTTGGAGCTTGGAATTTAGGAAAAATACACAAGGAGTGGGCATTAGTGATTGACAAATTTTGGAAAGATAAAAATAGCGACTTATTGCTGTTCTTGGTAAGTAGGGGATTCCTAAAATCCAGTTTGATTACAGCTAATTGGATAATTCAAAGAATTTTAGAAAATCCAAACATTCGTGTTCTTATTGCAAATGAAAAAGAAGATAATGCCAAAAAATTTTTAGGCATTATTAGAAATCAATTTGAAAATAATAAAATGTTACATTATGTTTATGGAGACTTCACATCGAAGATTTCAAAGTGGACCGAACATGAATTTACTGTTGGAAATAGAACCAAAACACTAAAAGAACCAACCGTAATGATAGGAAGCATTGACAAAAGTCCTGTATCGCTTCATGTTGACTTGATAATAGAAGATGACCTTCAATCTCGTATAAATACTCAAACAAAAGCACAAATTGACAAAGTACACCAATATCATCGAGATTTATTATCATTGTTAGAGCCAGGAGGCAAAAGATGTGTGGTTGCAACTCGTTGGGATTTTGACGATGTTTATTCAAGAATAATAAGGTCTTTTGATGAGAATGATATAATTAATGGTGAACCAGCTACAGAAGAATTTAAAAAGAAATTTATATGAAATATGCATATATTTCCTCTTGTTGGGACAAAAACCATGAATCTATTTATCCCGAAAAGTTTTCAACTGAACTACTTAATGCCATAAGGAAAGAGATTGGTTCTGCTGATTTTGCCCAGCTTTACGAAAATAAACCTGTATCATCTGAAGATGCTCCATTCAAGAAAGAGGACTTTAGATATTTTGAAAAATTAGACAAAGACACTGCTACCAGAACTTTTATGGCAATAGATTTAGGGGGAAAAGATGAGGCAACAAGCACTCCTACTGGTATGGTTATTGTAGATGTTGATAAAGACAGTAATTGGTATGTTCAACACGCGCAAGCAATTTATAAAGATTTGCCAGATATAATAAGAGAAATATTTAGATTATATAATATTTGGAAGCCTAAAAAAATAGGAGTAGAAAAAGAAAAATATTCAATTGCTCTTATGCCATTTTTGAAGGTAGAAGAGAAAGAAAGAAATACTATACTCCCAATAGAAGAATTAAAATTGAAAATAAATGATAGGATAGCCAAAAAAGATAGAATAATGTCATTACAGCCAAGAATAGAAAGGGGAATGTTATTTATGAAAAAAGAACAAATAGACCTGGAAGACCAGTTAATCCGTTTTCCTAGAGGTAAAGTTGATATAATTGATGCTTTATCAAGAGTATCACAAATTGCACATCCGCCAAAAAGAAGAAATAAATTTTGGAAACGGAAACCACAAAATGACCCAATTTATTTAAAAACTGGAAAAACATATAATGAAATTATAAATAGATAAATATGATTAAAGAAAAAAAACGCAAAAAAAGAAATGTTGTTTCAACAAAAATAACAGAAAACGAAACCTATGAACCAAGTGATGAAGAAATAAAGATACAAGATGATTATAAGGAAAAATTAGTTCTTGCAAAGGATTGGCAAGACAAGATTTATGAAAAATTAATCAGATATTATTTTCTTTATCGTGGACTACAAGAAGAAGAAGAATATCCATGGAGAAATAATATTTGTTTACCAATTGCTTTTTCTACCATTGAAACACTTACTCCAAGAGTTTTGTTAAATCAACCAAAAATTACATTAAAAGGATTAAACGAAGAGGCTAAACAATATGTAGAGCAATCTAAAGCTATATTAGATTATAACTATTTTAATAAAGATTTTCAACTTGAATTAATAGATTGGTTTAAAAGGAATTTTATTTATGGAATTTCTATTTTGAAAGTAATGTTCAGAAAACAAGAAAAATTAACTCCTATTAAAAAATCAATATCTAAATTTAAAAGATTTTTCAGATTAAAAGGAAAAAGTAAAATAAATCAATTTGTTGATATAAAAGCAATTGAGCCATATCATTTTAAAATAGATGACCCACAAAGCAATTATATTAAAAATGCTAATTGGGTTATAAACGATGTCTATTTAACAGAAAAAGAAGTAAAAGATAATCGTGAAGGAATTTACAAGAATCTTAAATTTGTACAAGCCAAAGAAGTTAAAGATGATTTTGCTTCTGCGAAATGGGAAGTAAATCAATTAAGCAATAAGAAGCGTGGCAGAATATTAAAAGAAGGCATAACATCAATTGGTTCTTCTCAAAGTTTTAAGAGACAAAAATTAGTTAAAATTTCAGAGTTGTACATGAAAAGAACAAAGGAATTTCCTTTGGGTCGTTTGAGGGTGTTTGCAAATGATGAAATTTTATTAAGAGATGATATTAATCCATATTGGTATATTGATGGAGAATTTCCATTCGTTGAAATTAAAGACCAACCAGTTCCTGGAGAATTCTATGCTGTTGGTGAAATTGAATCTATTGAAAGTTTAATTTATGAAAAAAATCACATTAGAAATCGTAGGTTAGATAGTTCCGAACAGAGTGCCGACCAAATGTGGTGGGTTAATCCAGAATCAGAAATGGACGAAAATGAATTAGTTATAAGACCTGGTGGAATCATAAATGGAGTTCAGGGAGAAGATTTTGGTCTTTTGGAAAAATCAGAACCATATCTTACTATGTCGGGAGAAGAAAACTTAGTAGAAAATGATATTCAATCAACTATTGGATTTGGTGATGTTTCAAAAGGTAAAGGAGAAAAATATGAAACAGCTACTGGTTTAATGGCTTTAATTAATGAAGCTAATCAAAGATTTGCCGCTAAAATTAAAATAATTGGTGAAATGGGTATTGCTAGATTAAGTAAGATGATATTACAGATGGAGCAATTTGAATCAAGTGGAGATAGAATTGGTAGAATTACAGGAAAAGATGAAGAATTTATTGGTGTAAAGGCTAGCGAAATACATAGTGATTATAATTTTAAGGTCAGTATTGACCCAAATCCTTTAATAAACAAGACTCTTAATGTTGAAACATTAAATAAAGTTTTACAAACATTATCTGCCCAGCCAGAAGGAAAAGGATTTAGCATAGTACAAAAAGCAATAATTAAACAATTAGATGTATTGAGTGATGAAGAAGTTGATAAAGCAATGGGAGAAAAAAATGAATTGGCAGGCACTTTACCTAGAAAATTACAACCCCGTAAAGTTGGTGGTGGAAGTTCAGCAAAAGCGAATGCTGAAGTGATTTCTGGACAAAAGACTGCCGCTCAAGCTCAGCCTACCAGACCTCAAGTTGTCGCTCCAGGTGTAAATTCTATACCAAAGAAAATAAATCGTAAATAATATGAATAAAGAACAACGAGAAAAACATGCTAATGATTTAGAAAATATAATCTCGAAAGGAAGAGCTATACAAGATTTCGAAAAAACTGATGCTTATAAATTAATAATAGATTGGATAGATAAAGAATCTGATATAAATAAAGTATTAGACGCAAAAAAGGATGATAAAGACGAAAATATTGGTTATTTAAAATTTGGAAGAGCATTAAAAACACAATTAGAAACTTGGAAAAAAATGGCGGACAAAAAACAAATTGAACTTAATAAAATATTAGAAGAAGAGGATGAACATAAAGGGTAATCTAACTAGCAATAAAGTAAAAGGCCTTAAACCTGATAAAGGTTTGAGAATTTCTAGACTTAAAAAAAGAAAAAAATATGCCAATTTTAACAAAAAATAAAGGAGGAGAAGGAAAAAATGAATTTATTTCAAGGTGCATGTCTTCTGATGTTATGAAAAAAGAATTTCCTAAACAAAAACAAAGATTGGCAGTGTGTTATTCTAGACTAAGAGTACATAATAAAATAATTAAAAAATTAACTAAATAATGTATATGAACAAAATATCAAGAACAACTTTCTATATTGGACAAAAAGATGTGGTCTCTAAGGGAACGCCTGTTCAATTGCCCACCCAAGCAGTCACTGATGGAGCTGATATTATAGTAAAAGCCAAAATAGACAACACTGGCACTATTTATATTGGAACTACTTCAGATAATGCCAAAAACGATAGTGGTAATAACTGGACTTTATTGCCTGGCGATTATTTGAAATTATCCTTAACGAATGTAAATAAATTTTGGATA